CGTTTTCTCAGCAAAAGAAAGCAAAGGGCGACGAGCTATTAAGAACAAAACAATTTCAGGTTGCAATGACTGGCGATAAAACGATGCTGATATGGCTTGGCAAACAGCGTCTTGGGCAGTCTGACAAGATGGAAAGCAAGAGCGAGGTCACAGCCATAACCTTTAGAGAAGTGGATGGAAATAGTAATTGATGTTCCTAAAAAGCACCCTTGTCAACAGCAGATATTCGACAGCAGGAAACGGTTTAATGTCGTTTCGTGCGGTCGGCGCTTTGGTAAGACAAAGTTCGCCCTACTTAGAGCAAGGCCGGTGCTGTGTGAGGGGTTGCCAGTCGCATACTTTGCACCGACATATAAGATGCTCACGGAGTTTTGGCGTGAGTGCGTCGAGCTTTATAAACCGATGATTACTGAGATGAACAAATCAGAACATCAGTTCCGCGTCCTCGGTGGCGGCTCGTTCTCTATGTGGTCACTGGATTCGGCGGACACCGTTCGAGGCCGCAAGTATGCGTTGGCACTCATAGACGAAGCGGCAATGGTAACGAACCTTGAGGATGCTTGGAACGCTGTGATACGCCCAACACTGACGGATTACGAGGGCGAGGCTGACTTTTACTCTACGCCAAAGGGAATGGGATTCTTTCACACGCTTTACAGCAGGGGCGAGGATGATAACTTTCCCGATTGGGCAGCGTTCCATTTCCCAACATCAAGCAATCCGTTTATTAAACAAACTGAGATCGACGCGGCACAGCAAGAGTTACCGTCCGACATCTTTCGCCAGGAATACTTAGCCGAGTTCATACAGGGCGAGGGTGCTGTATGTCGCAACATCACGGCGAATCTCACGAAAGACGCGACAACACCGGACGATCATAAAGGGCATACGCTTATTGCGGGCGTTGATTGGGGGCAAGTTAATGACTTTACGGCAATATCTATCGTCTGCGAGGACTGCAAAAGAGAGGTTGAGCTTGACCGCTTCAATCAAATTGATTGGGAATTTCAACGCACTCGGCTACTTGCCGCAATGGATAAGTGGAACGTGGCATTTACCCTGTGCGAGGAGAACAGCATCGGCAGCCCAAACTTAGAGGCTCTATCGCGTATGACGAAACGCGGTGTCGGCGGCTTCCAAACAACGGCACAATCAAAACCGCCGCTGATACAGTCATTAGCACTCGCATTGGAGCAAGAGGAGTTCAAGTGGCTCGATATTCCCGTTGCGACAAGGGAGCTTGAGGCATACGAGGCAAAGCGTAATGAAATGACTAACAGGATTCAATACTCAGCACCACAAGGCTTTCACGATGATACGGTGATTGCGCGGTGCTTGGCTCGTGAGGCTATTGAGGAAAAGAAACGCAGAGCATTCACCGTTGGAACATTCAGATTCTAAATATATGGCAGACGATAAAGTAACCACCGAACATCCCTCATACCCTGAATTACAGGCGTTACGCGACATCTTCACCGATGTTTGCACCGGCACTAAGGCATTGCGTGATAAGTCTAAAGCGTATCTGCCCGCGTTCCCGAAAGAGACTAGCGACAGTTACGCCTTTCGATGTGAAACGGCAACGCTTGTCAACTACACGCTAAAGACACGCGACACTCTTTGCGGGCTTGTGTTTCAAAAGGATATTACCTTTGGCGAGGATGTGCCGACAGTTATACAAGGCACGGAAACGACTGACGGGCTTATTGAGAACATCGACAACAAAGGGAATCACTTCAACGTGTTTGCCCGCGATCTGTTTGAATCATCGTTTGATGGGTCGGCAGTGATACTGGTTGACGCTCCAACTGCGCAAGCGGCTGACTTAGGCGAACAGCGTCAGCTTGGCATCCGTCCTTATTGGGTGGCTTACAAAGCGTCTGACGTTATCAACTGGGATTATCAGGTTAATCCCGTTTCAAAGAAAACCGAGTTATCGCTTATCGTTCTGCGTGAATCAAAGACGGTGCGCGTTGGTCAGTTCTCACGACAGCCTCAGTTGCAATATCGCGTGTTCTTTCTCAACAAGGGCAGGGTAAATTGGCAGCTTTGGGTTGAGGTTGAAAGCAAGAAAGAGGAAAAGGAATTTACGTTAGAGCAATCCGGCTTTGTCGCTAACCAAACACAGATTCCCGTCGCTATCGTCGGCGATCTGTGCGACAAGCCGCCGTTGATGGACTTGACATATAAGAATCTTGAGCATTACCAAACATACAGCGACTACAAGAGCATCATCCACAAGACTTGTGTGCCGCTGTTCTACTCGGTAAACCTTGAGGGCGATCCAGTAGCTATTGGCGGCGATGTTTGGTTTAAGTGTAATGAGGGTGGTTCTATCGGATTCGCTGAAGTGTCAGGGTCATCCATTGATAAAACCGAAAAGTGCCTAGAGAACATCAAGCAAGAGATGGCGATGCTTGGCCTTGCGATGTTAGCCGAAAAGGTTCAGGGCGACACCACTGCGACTGAGAAGATGCTCGACAGCATACAGGAAACGTCGAGCCTGCAAGTAAGGGCAACGCAGTTAAAGGATGCGTTAGAGTTGGCGTTGCAGTTCACGGCTAACTATCTCAATGAGAAGCAGGGCGGGTCGATTGAACTTGGCTGTTCGTGGGCGCAAATGGCTCTGTCAGCACAGGAGCTAACCGCGTTGTCGGGCTTAGTAACGGAGGGGTTAATGTCGCTTGAGTCTTTCTTGTGGCAACTCCAAAAGACCGGCAAACTACCACCTGATGTCGATGTCGAAGAGGAAATGAAACGCATTGACGAAGAGATGAAAGCTAACGCGGGCGTTAAGCCTGTGTTGAACGCACAGCAGAACCCAAATGAAAAGACTGGTGAAAATACGCCAACGCCGACAGAGGCGATTGCGGCCTAAAGATCAGGGCTTTCCCTCGATTACCGATATTGACAAGGCGTTAAAACTGGCAAGGCGGTGTGATCCCGTGCTTGCGGAGATGATGGAGGCGAAAAGTGTGGAGCCGGGGCTTACTATAACTTAGACCTCGCCATTTGATACCAACTTTACGTTGCGAACGTCAGAAGCTCAGAGATGGCTACATTCATTTCTAATAGCAGTGGCACGTTACGTCTAACGCGATCAACCCCCGGCATAATGCAGTGTTGATGTTGCCAATTATACCATAAAATGCCGTATGACTTCGATGAAAACAAACGCTCCTATCGCAACAACGGCGAATACATATCCCGCCGTGAAACCCGCGAGAAGATCGACAAGCTCACGGAGTTTATTAAACGTGAGGCGGGGCGTATTGCAAAACGCTATGATGCGGGGACAATCAACGCCGCACAGTTCAACGTAGAGATGCGGGAACTGCTAAAGGCCGGGCATATCATCGCATCGTCGGTAGGACGCGGCGGGCTTGAGCGAATGACGTTAGCGGATTGGGGCAAGGTCGGCAATAAGATCAAATGGCAATACCAATTTTTAGATCGAATGACCCGCAAGCTGGCAAACGGTGCAATCGCCAACACAGCATCAAGAGCAAAGTCTTACGCGAGTGCGATCTATGTCAGTTACGCTGATAGCTATTTGCAGACGAACAGGGAGTTTATTGAAAGCGGCGGGGATAATAACCCGAATGGGGAAGTGCTTTGCCGGTTGGTTACTAACAGTAAAGAGGGCTGCGTGGAGTGCGCGGCGGACGAATCGCTTGGTTGGATTCCGGTAAGTGAAATGGGCGAGATCGGGACAAGGATCTGCGGCGACTTTTGCCTTTGCGACATTGAGTTTGATTCAGTATGAATATAGAAACCATCACATTACAACGCACCTGCCCGCGCACACATCGCATAATCAAGGCAAACGAAACGCCCGCCGCTAAGATGCAACGGCTGATGAAAGCACAGGTCGAACTTTACGCTGATGCGTTCCCTCAAGACTTTGCGGAGATCGCTCGGCGGAAACTTTTAGATAAGCGAAAATAGTTGTTGCACTAGCACAAGATATGGTATAGACTTTCAAGTAAGGCGGATTCACGCCCCAATCCAATAGTTTTAGGTTCACTCTCGAAAGAGACACAGCCACTGAATGCTTCGGCATCGGTGGCTTTTTTTGTTTCCAAATCACACCGCGTTTAGGACGCACACAGGAGCAAGGCTCATCAATGGCACTCAAAACGAAGCTCGATAAGGTCAGCTACGAAGCATTACACGACGAATTGAAAAAAGAATACATCCCGGACGGCGACGGCTATAAGCTCGACGCT